CTATTGGATGGGATACAAGTCTTGTCACGGATTTTCAGAGATTCGTCGGTAAGATTGTGATGCAAAGGGAGGCTCTGCTGACAAATGAGCAGACTGTCGACATCAAGTTTAGACTTCGTCCGTGGAAGCTGGATAAGGGGTTGTTCGAGTCGGATGCCAGCTCGTTCGTCTGGATATTGTTAATTAGTAATGTAGAAGGGGCGACTACTGGTGTTATAGCCGCCCCATATTTTAATGTTAGCTTTGCGGGAGATGTTACGTCTCCTTAGTTTATGTAATCTGGGTATGTAATGAACCATTCGAGGCGTAAGCGCTTGCGTCACACCGGCCCGGCCATAAGCCTAGTATTACCTTATGGCCGTGGCCTTTTGGCCTCCTGGCGCTGGCCTCTTGAATAGCTATAAATACAAGTGTGTTGTTGCTTCATTCATTCGTGTCCCAATGGTTAACGGTGCTAAGCATTGGTGCTTCACCCTTAACAACTACACAGAGTTAGAGTTCGATAGTATTATATTATTATTGCAGGATGCAGGGGAGGTCGAGTATGCCATCGTCGGCCGAGAAGTCGGTGATGAAGGAACTCCTCACCTCCAGGGATACATCAAACTTCGCCGACGGCGTACTTTGCTTTTTGTCAAGAATCGCTTCGCATCAAGAGGCCATTTTGAGGTCGCAAGAGGTACTGTTGTCCAGAATAGAGACTATTGCTCAAAGGCTGGAGACTTTAGAGAATTCGGTGAGTTCTCTGAAACAAATTCAGTTCGAGCGAGTAGAGATGAGCTCGCCGTCCAGTTTCGAACTGCCTTCACAGGAGGAAGTGCAGGATTGGATGAATTCTCTAGGGCCAATCCTGGAACCTACTTCTTCTATGGACATACTTTGTTACGAAACACTTTAAGTTTATCTCGTCCTATTGTTCGCCCTGATATCAGGGTGGATTGGTACTGGGGAGCTCCTGGAGTTGGTAAATCACGTCGTGCACATGAAGATTTACCAGATGCATACATCAAGGAGCCAAGAACGAAGTGGTGGAACGGATACTTGCTGGAGAAGGAAGTTATCATTGATGATTTCGCTCCTGGTGGTATTGATATCAATCATTTACTTAGGTGGTTTGATAGATACAAGTGTCTTGTTGAAACCAAAGGTGGAATGGTCCCATTGTACGCGTCACGTTTCGTTGTCACTAGCAACTTTTCACCGGAAGAGTGTTTCCGTGATAAGTTCACTGGTGAACCGCATGTACAACATCAAGCTCTGATGAGGAGGATTACTCCAATCGAGTTATTTTAATAAAGTTATCAGTTTGAATATATGCTTCCCAACTGCCTAAAGGCGCGGGGCCGTGGGCCGGAGGGCCAGGCCACGCTAACCACCCCCCGGAGGGCACCTCATTGCCAATTTCGCAATCGAATAAACCGGCCCCGCAGGGGCCGGCACTAGAAAAAACTATAAATACTCGACCCCTTGTATGTGTCGACCCACCATCACACGAAGCCCCGATTGATTCGCTGGTTGACAGATGGCTTTCAAACGGAAGCGTGTTTTTGCCCCTCGTAGAGGTATTGCGATGAAGCGTAAGCGTGTTGTCCGCCGTAGGCGATTTGGTGGGCGATCAAAAGCTTACACCAGTTTGTCTTCTACGGGTCAGAATACACGTTACTTGTCTCGTAAGATACGTCCTCGACAATGGAGACGTATTCTATGGAGGGATACTATTGCGCAGACTCATTTCCGAAGTTGTTTCGCAACTAGTACTCTGTTTACGGTTGCTGGTACTGCTGCTCAGTATCAACTTTTGAATTTCACTGCTCTACGTCTTGGCGGTAATGCGTTCTATACACCTGCTGGTGGATTAGTTCAGCCTGATGGCGGTGTTAATCCTGTATTCCAGGGTAACATCGTTATGAGAGGTGGAATATTAGGTCTTAGACTTAATAATTACGATACGGGTGCTCAAACTGTTCACGTAAAGGCTATGCTTGTGAAAACAAGTATGGATTTCACTGCGTCAACGCTACCCACCAATGTTCCTATTGGATGGGATACAAGTCTTGTCACGGATTTTCAGAGATTCGTCGGTAAGATTGTGATGCAAAGGGAGGCTCTGCTGACAAATGAGCAGACTGTCGACATCAAGTTTAGACTTCGTCC